TCTGCGCTTCACTGATGCTGACTACGCTGGCTTCGGCCTTAATTACCCGTCCTGTGAGAGCATCCACACTCTGCGTTGTCGCCTGCACTGTCGTGGTCAACGAAGCCATCGCCGAATCGGTCGTTGCCTGGGCTTTTTTAACGGTCAGAATTTCGGCGGCACTGTCACCGAACTGGACAGCGACCAGGTCTTTGAACTCAGCATATGACTGTTTGGCATCGGCGATTAACTCCTGAGCCTGGGAGATTTCAGCCCGCGCAATCCCAAACTGCTCGAATGAAACTTTTGCCCCCTGAATATCCGCCAGCGTGCCCTGCAAAATCCCGGCAATACTGAAATCTATTTTCTCGGTTAACGCTTTACCGTCAGCGGCCAGCAGCACCTGGTCTTTAATAGCGTCCAGATAATCACTGGCCTGGTCGTTCGACATCCCGCGCACCCAGTCAGTCCAGCCAGACTGATTCCCCGTTTTGTCCACCAGCTGCGCGCGGTACCAGAAAATTTGTCCGGCACGTAACCCCTGCTGGGAATAGACTGCGGCGGGATACGGCACATCGGCCAGCAACTGAGGATCTGAAAAATCAGCATTCGGTGTGTACTGAATTTCGGTCATCAACGTATCAGAGGTATTCGCCGGGAAACCCCAGGTCAGTTTAATACCCCAGTTAAAGCCGGTGGCCGCCAGCCCGACAGGTTTCGGCGGGTTACCCGTTTTCCCCGTCAGCGTCGTTTCGGTGGAATACCCCCATCCAGATGAAATCTCAGCGGCGTTAATCGCGCGAACGCGAACCAGATAGCGGCCTGTATAGATAGCCGGCACCTCAAACGAGGTGGTCGAGCTTCGTGTGACATTCACCCAGTCACCATCATTACGCCGCCACTGCGCCTCGTAGGATATGGCGTTTTCAGCCTGGTCCCAGCTGGCCCGCAGGGTCTGCAGACTGATACCCTGATTAACAACGGAGTAGCTGGAAATGACGATATTACCCGGCGGTGCCTGATTGCCTGGAGGAATGACGCTGATCGGACGCGGGTCAATCATCGCCCCTGTATCGATACGGGCGTATTTATCCGGGTCATGTGCAGCACCCGTAATGGTATAGGTGCCATCATCATTATCGCTGACGGTCACCACCCGGAACTGCTGGGCATACAGCGTATTTGACTCAACCACCCAGACAGACTGAGCCTCCGGGGTTGTCGTAAACGCAGTGGACACCGTCACTTTATTGCCGCTGACCGACTGAATGGTTCGGCTCTGCGATGCACCCGTGGGCAGGTTAGCAATTAGCCGATCACCGGCCACTGCATCAGGAACACGATCAAGAGTAATGACGCGACCACTCACCGCGCTGATGCGACCGCCGGTTATTTTCCCGGATAAATCCCTGTCGGAAACAGCGATGATGAACCCCGGCTGCGGGATTTTGCCATCCAGCCCCACCGAAAAAGTCACCACGCGGTCTTTGTTGTTTGTCAGAATGCCCCAGCGACCCTTTCGGTTCGCCTCTGACTGGCGGGTGCAACCAATCGCCGTCAGTTCAAGCTGATTGAAACCAAATCGACGCACCAGATCCTGTTCAAATACAGGTTCCATTGCATCAGCATAACCATTTGCCGGATCTGAATATGACACCAGCGCCTGCGTATAACGATTTTTAGACGTGCTGCTGCTGTAGTTAAATCGCCCGTCGATCACGTTTGCATTGGTATAGCTGTAATCAACATCGCGGGGCATATCAGCCAGCGCAACAATCTGGTTGCCACCCCAGTACGTCATGCCCCGGAATATCGCCGCGAAGTCACGCAGCACGGTATAAGCGTCGTTGCGGTCCTGAATATAGACGTTACAGGTATAACGCGGCTCCGTACCGCTGCCGCCCTTTCCATCCGGCACTGGAGCGTCGCAGTACTGTGCAACCTGATACAGCGTCCATTTATCGATGTTGGACGCTTTAAGCCGGTCGCCCAGCCCGAAACGGTCGCTCACCACCAGGTCGTAAAAAACCCACGCAGGATTATCTGTCCACGCCCATTTGAACGCACCTGTCCACGTTCCGGTATAGGTGCGCGTGGTCGGGTTATAGTTGTCCGGTACGCGAAGAACACGCCCTGCAGGTTCACAGGAAATCTGCGGTATAGAGCCGTTGAACTGACTGGAATCGAACTCAATATAAAGCAGCGCGGTATTGGGATAACGTAATTTGGCGTCGATAACTTCAGTAAAACTCTGAAGCGTCATTGTGTCGCCAATTTTGGCGCTGTTAGCATCAGCTGTAATTTTACGGACACGAATAGTCCAGGTCGTGGCACCGGCTGGCAAGTTAATGCGATGGCTGCGCTCGTAGCCGCCACTCGATTTTTTACCAGTTACCGCAGTGTCGATGACCGTCCTGAATGCACCACCGTTCGTCTGCAGATCAATGGCGTATTTAATGCTGTACCCCACCAGGTCCCCGTCATTCTCCTGCCGAAAAATAGAGGGCCATTTGATACGCAGCCGAACCGCCGAAAGCTGGGTGTTGGTAAATGTGCGCGTCCAGGGCGTGGCGCTGGGCAGCACGACACTATTCAGACTAATTTCATTTTCTGAACCCGGCATGCCCTGAATGTAGGTTTGCGCCTGGTTCCCTGAACGAAACTCCCAGGCCACGCCACTAAAATTGGATGAACCATCAGCGTTCAGTAACGGCGTGCCGTCCAGGAAAATTGACTGTCCGGTTAGATTTCCGAAAAACTCCCCCTCTCCCAGCGCCACCAGTATTTTGGCTTTCGCCACTGACAGAAGGTCGTCTGGCTGTTCCGTCGGCGTGCGGGCGCTGGAGCCGCCGCCTTTACTGCCCTGAATTCGTTTCTTAGCCATATCGCGCCCATAAAAAAACCTCCCGAAGGAGGTTGTTAACCAGAAAACTTATTGTTGATCTTCGACGTAAATTCCCGCCGAAATAATCGCCCCACCTATTCGCCGCTTTCCGTAAAGCAGAGGAACGGGTAAGCCCTGAGAGGTCGTGTTGGTGACGCCGCCGAAAGCGTATGACGGCTTGTTGTCAGCAGATTGGGTTTTGGCAAGCCCTGTAGGCTGCGGAGACAGCATCTGAATGACGCCCCCGAGAGCCATTGAAACACCGACACCCGCAACGGCTCCCCAGCCACCCGCAAATGCGGTACCACCAATACCTAAAGCTGCACCACTGGTTGCAAAAGCAGCCACTGTGATTAAAGCAACGCCGAGGATAGTCTGAAATAACCCGCCGCTTTTACTGCCCATCACGACAGGCACGATACGAATCACTTCGCCTGTTACGGGGTAACCAAGCTCGTCGAAACCCATATTCTTTTTCCCACGCCACACGGCATACGTTAATCCGCGCCGTTCGCTGCTTATCATAAATTGCTCAAAGCCCGGTACCGTGGCGGCTAATGCTCGCGGCGCTTCGTGGGTGGTGCTAATAAGTCGTTGATGAACTTTGCCGAACGTTTTGCCTAACACACCGCCAAGCTCAATTCGGGTCATAATTTCTTTCATGGCAGCCCCAGTAAAAAAACCGCCGCAGCGGTCAGTTAATTCATCGTGATTATTTACTAATGACATCTGGCTGATTAAGAGCTGAGCATGTCCTTATAACGAAGCACTTTCATTGTTCTTTCCATCCAGTAACCACCGTAGGGAACACGGTTGCTGAGCCGTCCGTATAAATGATGCAACAGCAAGTTGTCTTCTAACAAAATCCCCGCGTGGTTCCACTTATCCGCCTGCACCTGCATGATCACCATATCACCCGGCTGCGGTGGGCCGTCAAACTCGCGGAAACCGCATTCGTACCAGCAATCCTGATAAAAATTATCCGGGTACTCATTTTCCCACCAGGGATAGGCGACGCGGTAATCCTTCAGCTCTATGCCGTGAGTCTGCCGGAAATAGCTCATTACCAGCCCCCAGCAGTCATAAATGCCGAGAACAAAGGGGCGCTCCAGCAGCGGCAGCTCGCCGCGGGGATTAATAGTGCGCAAATCGCCTTCCGGCCAGCTGACGATATGCCAGGGTACAGCCATCAAATCGCACTGCGCCTCGTCCAGCTCGCTGGGCTGCGTCGTTGCATCGGGGTGACTATGGACAATGGCGGTCACGGTTCCCCAGTCCTCGGCAGCGGCATAATCTTCTGTCGCTAACACAAAGTGTTCGCCAGGGTCACTGGCCTGATTCCGGCAAGGGAAATAGCGCTCAACACGGCTTTTTTGCGCCACCACGCCGCAGGATTCGTTCGGGTATTCAGCAGCAGCATGGGCCAGGATCGCATCAACGGTTTTCTTTCGCATATTAGCTCCTGATTAGTGACGTACCGGGGAACCCGCCGAACGACAACTCATTATTTGCGCCGAACCGTAACTTGCAGGCCGTCAACGTACCGTTGCATTGATCAAGTGACGGGTCGGCCACCGGATTGTTATTTTTATCGAAGTACTTTGTACCGGCATAATCGCAGCCGTCACCGCTGCGGTACTTGCCACGAATACACCATGTGCAAAGGGAATGAAGCTGTCGCGTCGGAATCATAAGCCCCTGCAGGTCCATCGGGCTGGATAACCGAAACTCGATGGATACGCCAGGCAGCTCATTGTTCTTTCCATCGACATACCACACCTGCAATTTTTCCTGAGACGGATCGGCCCTGGCATTACCGGCTGCGAAATTACGCGCATCCAGATACTGAGCCATGGTGTCATGGATCGTTACCTTCGCTTTAAGCATGTCGTCGTAAGCGAGACACAACGCAGTGATTGAGCTGTTTACGTTTGCCACCGTCAGTTTCGGCTGGGCGCTACTACCACTGGTTGATTTTTCAAGCCCGGTGATTTCACTCGGCCACGCTGAATACTCCAGCCCCTGCCACCAAATCGACTTTGCAGGTAACTTTGATTCATCGCCACCTGCAGCGGCTATTTCAGCCGCGCTATGCGGGATGTTGTAATTGTGAAACCGCAGCACGCTACCGACACCAAACGCCGTTCCGTCAATTTCAATGAGCCTGATCTCGTCGCCTGGCTCAAGTTTTTGATAATCGCTGTTCAGACTCATGGTGAATACGCCTGTTCAAGGGTTACAGAAAGATTGTATTTTTTGTTTCCCAGCGGGGTGGGTTTATAGCCGGCGCAACGATAGAGACCTGCGCTTTCAAGTGGTGGCGTCCACTGAAAAGATTTGGTTCCACCGTGCCGGTCAAGAAACGCTTTTATTGCTGAGATGTAGGCTTCATTACCGGTGAATTCGAGCGTCCAGGTCTGCGAGCGAGTGTTAAGGCCGTCACCTGCTACCTGAGTGTACCCGTCACCGAACTGCGCCTTACGTGTACGAAATGACACCTCCTGCTGCGCATTAACACGTGGGCACCACGTAAAAATCTCTATGGCCATCAGCGACCCCCTTTAGCCAGATTCCACATTGCACCACCCGGTGACATGTCACGATCCATCAATTGCCGGTATCGGCGGTCAACATAGTTTCCAATGTCACGGGCAAAGTTCTCGTAACCACTGGCGGCACTGGTTGTGGCGTTGCCGTTGCTTTCAATGTGGATGTTGACCTGTGGTGCACCACCAGGAGCAGAGGTATTATTCACACCGGATCCCACTGCCCGAACCCCCAGGGAACCGTCTGCTGCACGCGTCAAAGGCATGATGGCTTCCGGCCCCGCTTCGGCAAATACCCCGGCACCCTGAGCAAAAGCAAAAAGCTGCGGGGAGTTATACACCCCGTTGCTGAACGCGCTGAGTGAGGGGGAGTCGTAAACACCGCCGAGGGCGTTGAACTGAAAATTAGCGCCAAACTCCTGCAACGCTGTTCCTGAGCTAACGTGTGTTGCAGCGCTAGCACCACCGCCACCGATGAAGCCGGTAACACCTTTGACAAGGCTGCCAAACAAACCAGAAGATGAAGATGCGGAGCCCATTGCGTTCACTACTGCCGACTGCAGGGCAACTTTTGCCAGCATCTCCAGCGCCGTCAATCCCCACTCCCGCCAGTCCGCCTTACCGCGAACCAGCATAGACGCCACATTATCCATTGCGCTGTCCATCGTAGAGGTGACACCCTGTGCTACCGTGCTGGCTATATCCCTGGTGTTTTCAAGCCAGTTTTCATAACCCCTGGATACACCGTTGCGCCAGTCAGCTTCTGACTCTGCAATCGCCTTATATTTGTTATCCAGCTCCGTTAGCGCCTGGCTACGGGCTGCGATCGCCTGGGTGTTTTCTTTTCCTCCTGCTTTTTCAAATACCCTTTCAACCTGCTGCTGCTCATCAAAGTAACCTTTTTGACGATCACTCATACCTGCAGTTTTGGTCGTCAATGCAGCATCATCACGGTATTTTTTCGCAGCGTCGTTAAGGTCTTTAACGGCATCAGCCTGTTCGCGGATTTTTTTTACATAGTCATCGCCAGCCTGGGTGAGTTTTGCCAGTTCTGCAGCCTGGGCCTGAATAGATTTTCGCTGCTCATCACTCCACTTAGCGCCAGTCTGATTTGCTGCTGCATACAGTTCTGCCGCTTTCTCACCTTCGCTGGCCCTGACCTTTTGCACCTCAATGGCAACACTAAGATCGGCCATTTTTCGGGAGTATTGTTCGGCGGTCTGCATTGATTCGCGCTGTGCTTTATCGGCATCGCGTGTTGCTTCGGACAAAGCCTTTTGTGCCGCCGCCTGATTTTGGGTGTTGTTAAACTCCTTTTCGGCTGCGGCCAGATAGTCAGATCTGTAATCTGAATTCTCAGGGCCGGTGCGCCCCATCTTATCCAGATCATACAGAGCCTGTTGCCGCACCCGGGCTAAACCAGACAGCCCCGCGAGTTCTGCCTGCTGCTGTTTGGAAAGGAGTGTTGCGGCATCTTTGTCAGAGACATTAGCCTGAGGTAACCGCAGTGGGCTTGATGTTAGGGATTTATTGCGCTCCATCGCTGAATTGATGCCATCAAGAACCTGCATAAATGCAGCCCCCTGCCCTGTCATCTGAACAAGATTATTGTAATAAACGTTAGCTGATGCAGCATTCTGGCGCAGCAGCACGCTATGCTTGTCTGTTGTAGCGATTAGTTGCTTAGAGATTTCGTCACGGCGGCGTTCCGAGTCAGCCAATTGATCATTAATCTCTACCAAAGCCTTTTGGGCGGTATTGTATGACCAACTCCCTTCTTCGTTGTTTTTCATCGCTGCGCGAGCGTTATATTGCTGCTGAGTTAACTCGGCGATTTTGTTGTTTAATTGAGAGATTTCTTCTGCCTGAACCCTCATTGATACGGCAGTTTTATCAATCTCATTGGCACTACTTTCCTGAACTACCAATCCGGAAGTGGGTTTAGCATTAGCTATCGCTTCTCCATATGCCAGAGCGGATTTTCGAGCCTCCTCCTGTCGTTGGTACATAGTGTACCAAGCTGAAGCCCCAAGCATAATAAATCCTGGGATTCCACCGACCAATGACAGCAAGCTTTTAGCACCACTGCCTATTAATCCTACTGCCGAGGTGGTTCGGTTCAGAGATTCCTGCGAGGAAATTACAGCTCTGTTGGAAAGAACGACCTCGGCATTTGCTGAGATCATTTCACGGCGTTTTTTGATGACGTTTTCAGCGGCCAGCATTGATGCATTTGAACCTTTAGCCACATTAGCTTCTGCTAATGCAAGGTTATATGCAGAGATCGCTGCACTGGCGTTTGCTACAGCTTTGCGCTGAGCCTGCGTTGCAGCGTAGACCTGAGCATCAGCCAAAGCGATCTCTTTCTTTCTGGCATCAACCAGTTGACCAGTTGTTGAGGCTACGCCGGATAACATACCACCCAATAAGCGGGAACTACCCACGGCAGCCAGTACGGCAGCGCCAGAGGCAACGGTATTGATATTTGCCGCCAGGCCATCAAGCGCTCCCGCCAGCGCACTGGACACACCGAGCGCATCATTTGCGCCGCCAACCCAGGCCATAAAGGCGTTTTGAACTTTCTGCGATGAGCCGCTAATGCTGGCCGGCAATGTTTCAAACTCTTTGCGCAGTTGCTCGACATTCGTCAGCAAAGGTACAATTTTATCGGTGGTTAGTTGCCCGTTCTGAGCCATATTGCGCAGCCCACCAACCGTTGTTTTCATACCATCAGCGAGCAACTTCGCCAGACGACCGCCATTCTCCATAATGGCATTGAATTCTTCGCCTCGAAGAACGCCGGAACCGAGTGCCTGTGACAACTGAGTGATAACAGAGCTGGCTTCTTCAGTGCTTGCCCCCGATAGTTTCAGCGACGTTGCAACGGTTTCGGTAACGCGAGCCACATCAGCAGACGCATAACCTGCATCACGCAACGAAGAAGCAACGCGACTGTAAAGAGTGGCGTTCGCCTCAAATGATGTGCCGGTGCGCTGGCTGAGCTCCATCAGCGCACGTTGTGCCGTGGCAAAATCATTAGCGTCAGTGGAGGCCAGGCGCAAGCGCCCACTTAACTGGTTCCATGTATCCGCATACTGAATGAGTTGATGCGTAGCAAAGGCTCCCGCCCAGACACCGGCCAGCCCGGTAGCAGTCGCTTTAACGCTGACCAGTTCAGAGTTCAGCGCAGCAATGGAGCGTTGTGTTTCTCGCGTGGCAGCCGCCGCCTGTTTGCCGCCCTGATCCATCGTTTTGTAATAGTCCTGCCCCATGCGGGATGCGCGAGCAATTTCGCGCTGAAATGATCCAGAATCAGCCGAAACCTTAATAATTAGTTCACGGAGCGTGGCCATATTTCACCCATAAAAAAACCCGCTATTAGCGGGTTATATTTCAGCTTTGTTGATTGTTATGGGCTATTTGAATTAACAAGTCTATTTGAGCGTCTTGTTTTTTATTAATCTCTTGCAAAGCCTTAACTTGATCGTTAGCCCTGACACTGGCTCTCGTTAAGTAAAACAAGAGGAAAATATTAAATACCCATCCCAAAAAACCCAACAAAATCCATAATGGTTCCATAAGCACTCCGTCAAAATTGGAGTGTTTATTTTATCAATAAACAATTTCGATTACCGTGCAGACACAGAAAAAAAGAAAATCGCAGATGAAAAGTGCCTGCACATAGCCGACGATTAAAGGTCAGACATCCATTGTTCGAGCTCAGTTGTTTCTCCCGCTTCATCCTCTTCTCCTCCCCACTTCAACACCAGTTCGGCTATATTGGCTTTGCCGCCCTGGGCATTGAACGCAGCCGCCGAAATCTGAGCTGCCTGAACATCACCGCGCCAGTCGCCGATGGGGCTTACCCTGTCATAGGCGATCCACATTTTCAGCTCACTGGCGGTGACAGAACTGCGAAGCTCATGAACAGTTCGCCCCAGCCTGAGCGCCAGGGTCATAAGAAAGAATGTCAGCGGCTCTTTTACTTTTTTTCAGCCTGTTCCTGATCAACACCGAGCGCCAGGGCGGCGGCCAGCAGGCGTTTATGAACTGGCCCATAAATTTCGCGCACGATTGCCGAATCATCATCAGTGAAAACACGCTTCCCCTCTTCATCCAGCAGCACATCAATGAACAGGATCACGTCTGCGTCTTTGTTGCGCATAAAATCCTGCGCTGCGGTTAATTTGACGGACTCTTCCCCTTCCTTGGGTTCAGGTGGGGTTAAAAACTCACGGAATTTCACCCAGGCGTCACCGGAGGGCTCGCGCACGGTAACATCCGTTTTCCACTCGGGAACCTGAATTGTTTTGGTGCGAAATGCCAGCGACGGGGCTAGTGCCATTTCGCGCAGGGATTGTTTGGTGGTTGCCATTTTTATTCTCTCTACGGATTAAAAGGAAAAGCGGCCGAAGCCGCTCAGGAGCCTGCTACGATGCGTTTAGGCTTGCCTTTCACACGCAGTGAATAGGTCGCGCCAACGACAGCGGACGTTGCTGCAGACCAGCTGCTCTGACGCACTTCAACCAGTACGTAAAAACCGTTACCGGACGGGAACACCACTCTGAGTGCCCGTAGCTCGTCATTCTCATACGCCGTCTGTAATGCCAGTTGAGCCGCCTCGTCTCCCACCCAGTTTCGGCTGATGCTCATTTCAGCAGGCGCCGCAAGACCGTTGGTTTGCTCCTGCTCTGTAGAGCACAAAGTGGTGACATCAATGTCACTTTTTTGCCCGCCGGTATAACTGATTTCCTTTGTCGCACACTCTGCATCAAGGAACGTGACCGCAGCTGTCGGAAATCCGGCTGCCTTAAAATCGGTCTCCGTGACAGGGGCGGTCGAAATGCCGATTTTCGTGCCTTTTGTTTTCTCAAATTTACTGGCCATGTTCTCTCCAGGTATAAAAAAACCCGCCGGAGCGGGTCTGTCAGATACTGCGGTTGTGATGGGTCAGACGATCACTGATGCTTCCAGTGATGCCCGGTGTAATTGGGTTTCAGGTTCATACATCGGGAAGCGGATGATATTTTCCAGCCCCAGAACTGACAAGCGGGCCTGCGCCTGATCGCGCAGGGTACGAGCCTCTTCTAAATCTCGGGAGTACACATCCACCTGGACGGTAACGGTCGATTCGGCTTGTCCGCAAAGTACGTCGGTCAGGGTGTCAGTCGGTAGTGAGAACACCACCCACGGTGGGTTAACATCGGGTTCTCCCTGGGCGTTCAGCGGTACCACATAGGGATAAACCTG